GAAGATCAAGTTCATCGTGTCTTCGACGGTTCTGGTTGGATTGAGGTTGCATCTGGCATCCCCTTTGTTCCTGGCACTGGTACAAGGACACGTTTTGTTGACACCTTGAATGGTTCGGATGCTGCTGGTAACACCGGTTTCTTCTCATCCAACCCCCTTGCGACAATCAAACGTGCTGTTGATCTGATCAATGCAGATCCAGCTGGTGACGGAAGTCTTGTTTATGTCAATGCTGGTATCTATCAAGAACAGCTTCCTATTTCAATTCAAAAGTCAAACGTTTCAATTGTTGGTACAACGCAACGCAGTTGCTTTATTCATCCGACTGTTGCAACTCAAGAGAACATTATGTTCCTTGTTGACAGTGGAACCTACATCTCTAACTTCACGTTCTGTGGCCTCAAAGCCAGTGGTACACGTGGCGGCTACGGACTCGACACCACTGATACAACATATGGCTTGCCTACTAATCAAAGCTGGGCAGTAGCTTTTAGAGATGGTGTAACTATTAGAAAGAGCCCGTACATTCAGAACTGCGTCTCTTATACAGACTCAGAAATTGACAATACAACTACTGTTTACAATGCTAACCAAACCATTGCGTCTGGATTTAATCCAAACACTATGGCTGGTCTTGGTGGTGACCAAACCTCTGCACCTTGCGGTGGTGGCATCCTTGTAGATGGTGATGCTCCTGCCAGCACTAGTCCGTTGCGTTCAATGGTTGTTGATGCTTACACGCAAATCAACCTTGATGGTCCTGGTGTTCTGTGTACGAACAACGGCTATGCACAGCTTGTCTCTTTCTTTGGCACCTTCTGTCATTACCACGCTAAGGCACGTAACGGCGGTCAGCTCAACTTAAGCAACTGCACTACTGACTTTGGTAGGTACGGTTTGATTGCTGAGGGTAAGAGCGTAGATGCTATTGCTACTTCTACGGTTGTTAATGATGCTTCCGCTGGAGACACTACGTTTGTTGTTACTGCTCCTGCTGCCGCTGCATCTTGGCATGGTTTTCAGGTAATTCCACGTACTACTCAAATTGTTGAAATCGGTACTAATTCATATCCTATCCGTCAAAGCGTTCTTGACAGTAATGGTAATTACACGATCACTGTTCACAACCCACAGCCTGGTAACGAGTCAGTCAATGATGGTTTAAACGCTGCACTCAGCTCTGGTGACGGAGTTAATTTCTTCCAAAAGTCACTGATTACAACCGGTGGTCACGTCTTTGAGTATGTCGGTAGTGGTACTGACTACTCGGCACACCCTGACAATGGTGGCCTCGCTGACACCACAAGGCAATCTACAGAGATTGGTGATGGTCAGGTCTGGCTGTCTTCTACTGACGAAAATGGCCGTTTTGTTGTTGGTGGTGGTGGCACTGACTCTTTTGTCGTTGACCAGCTTTCCGGCACTGTGACTCTGCCTGCTGGCGCTGTCATTGCAGACAACATTGTTACTGATACCACTCCACAGCTTGGTGGTGCACTAGATACCAATGGCTTTGCTATTACTTCTTCTGGCAGCAACCCTGTCACTATTGATCCTGCTGGTAGTGGCACCGTCAATATGGGTGCAGAAGTTGTATTTGATACAACTCAACCTACTGCTACTACTGCAGATGCCAATATTGTTCAACTGACCAATGACTATCAGGACGGTTCTACAACGCTAGCTGCTACAGCGTCATGCGTTAAAAGCCTGATGCCTGTCGGTTCTGTGATTATGTATTCAGGATCTGCAGCACCTACTGGATATTTGGAGTGCAACGGTCAAAGCATTACTGGCAACACCTTGTATGACGATCTACGTGCGATCGTCGGTAATAACGTGCCGGATCTTCGCGGTGAATTTGTACGTGGCTGGGACAATAGCCGTGGTGTTGATAGTGGACGTGGTATCCGTACCTCACAGACTGATGAGTTTGAAAGCCATAACCACACCTTGACTAATAACGGTAGCCATAACCACTCACTAGGTAACAATGGCAGCCATGCGCACACTAATAACAGTGTTGGTAATCACTCCCATAGTTTCTCCGACAAGTTCTTCCGGCGTAACCCGGATCAAAACCTCATGGAGATTGATGTTCACCATAGTGATGATCACGGTTCTTATGGATCAGACAGTAAAAACACCAATGCTGGCGGTTCACACAACCACTCCATGAATAACGCTGGTAGCCACAACCATTCAGTCGCGAACGCTGGCAGCCACGCTCATACAGTTGGCAACACTGGATCTACTGAAACCCGTCCACGCAATATTGCACTGATGTACTGCATTAAATTCTAACTATGGCAAATACCTTAAAACTTAGGGGCGGTACTACTGCTGAGGTTGCCGCTGCTACTCTTGCTGAACGCGAGATCATGGTGGACACGACAAAAGACGTAATTGTTGTCGGTCCAGGTAAAAAAGAAATGGCCGTTGCTAACGGTGGTACATACACCGGCAACTATACGTTTTCTGGTGACGTGACTATTAATGGAGCCACCACCTTCGGCTCTTCTATTAATGCTAACAGTCTTCGTATTCAGAATGTTGCTACACCTACTGGTAATTCTGACGCTACAAACAAATCGTATGTAGATGCTGAAATTACTACCGTTATTAATACTACGCTTCCAGGAAACGTCTTTTCTGCCGACAGTACTATTGACATCACTGATAACAACCCTGGTGTTGGTGATGTTGACCTAAGCATTTCGGATTCAAGTATTACAACGGCTAAGCTTGTTGATGACAGTGTCACTACAGCCAAAATTCTTGACAACAATGTTACTGGTGCCAAGTTTGCAAACGACAGCATCACAACAGCCAAGCTGCAAGATCAAGCTGTAACTTCTGCAAAACTTGCTGTTGATGCTGTTACTTCTAACCGTATTCAAGCAGCAGCCGTCGGTACTACTAGGCTGGCTGATACTGCTGTCACTGCAATTAAAATTGCTACTGATGCAGTCACTACGGATAAAATCCAAGATGATGCTGTAACTGCAGATAAGATTGCTAATACAGCGGTCACTGCTGGCACCTACACCGCAGCGGATATCACTGTCGATGCACAGGGAAGAATTACTGCAGCTGCATCTGGTGAGATCGGTCCAACCGAAATTGCAGATGATGCAATTACAACAGCTAAAATTTTAGATGGTAATGTTACTACTGCTAAGATTGCTAATCTAAATATTACTGAAGGATTGATTGCAGACGCTGCTGTAACTGCAGCCAAGATAGATCCCACTGTTCTTGCGGGACATGCTGCACAGGTTGTAGCTGCTGCTAACAGTGCTACTGCTGCTGCTACTTCAGCTGCGGCAGCTTTGGCTGCATTTGACGACTTTGACGATACTTATCTTGGTGCATTTGCAGCCGACCCCACCACAGATAATGACGGTGATGCTATTACTGCAGGTGACCTCTACTTCAACACAACTAATGATGTGATGAGGGTATTTATTGGTACTAACTGGGTGACAGCGTTTGTCCCTGGTGATGCTGCCAATATCTCTAATACTGCAAATGGCAATCTGACATCTACCAATGTGCAACTTTCTTTGCAGGAGTTGCAGGGTGATATTGACACTCTCAATACTAATGTCACAGCTAATGACACAGACATTACTACCCAAGGTGGTTTAATTGCTGGCAATGCAACTCAGATTGGAGTCAATGCTGGAGCCATTACTGCTATTGGAACGCAAGTCACAACTAATACAGCTGATATTGCAACCAATGAAACTGACATTGCTACGAATGTAACTGACATTGCTGCACGTCTGCCTTTGGCTGGCGGCACGATGACTGGTGACATCACCTTCAATGCTGGTCAAACTATTGATGGATATGTAGAGCAAACAGGTGCTACCGCGTCTGCCCAGTTGCCTGTAGGTACTCAAGCTCAACGCGACACTACGCCTGCTGCTGGCATGATTCGTTTCAACGACGACGTTGACCAGTTTGAGGGTTACAACGGAACTGCTTGGAGCAGCGTTGGTGGCGGTGCAACCGGCGGTGGCGGTGACCAATGGGCTCTTGAGATGGATAATACTATTAGCAATTCGTACACCATTTCTACTGGGAAAAATGTTATCAGCGCGGGACCGTTGACTATTAATTCAGGTGCTGTAGTAACTGTACCTGCAGGATCTAGCTGGGTAATTGTTTAATTATGTCTATTAGAATTGACGGTACTAATACCACCGCTAATCCAGGTATTACGGGAACAGACACCGACACAGGTCTGCAG